CGCGCTGGTTGAGCGCTACCCGGACGGCGACGACCACAGCATCGACGCAGTGGCATATGGCAACCGCGAGCATATTTACAGGAGCAGGCGCACGAGCAACGTGAGCGGAAAGGGGGCGAGGCGCTGATGCAGCCTTATCAGATTGGAAGCACGGACTGGATCAAGCAGGAGCTTGCCGGACTGCTCGGACAGCAGGTGACGCGGGATATTAACGACATCATCCGGCTTTACAGCCTGTACGACGGCGACGGGCAATATTGGCAGGTCGATACCAATGGGCTGGACTACACGCCGACCGTCAAGGTGACGAACATCATCGCGGAGCTGATCGGTAAGGAAGCGCGCTACATGATGGGCGTGGAGCCGGAGCTGCGCATCGTCCCCAAGGAAAAGGAAAACGCGCAGGCGCAGGCCGATGCGGACGCGCTCGGCAGTTGGCTGACCGGGTTGCTGGAAGAGCAGAAGTGGAGCAAGAAGCTGCTGGACGCGGCGAAGGACTGCTTCATTGGCAAGCGTGTCGCGCTCAAGCTCACGGGCAGGCGCGGCGGCAGGCTGGTGATTCAGTTTCGCCCCAGCTTGGAGTTTGTTTTCGACACCGACCCGGAGGACGTGGACAGGCTGACGAAGGTCATCTTCGTCTACCACACGAATGAAAGCACGGACAGGCTCAAGCAGCGCATCTGGCGGCAGAAGTATGAGCTACGCGCCGGACGCTGCTATCTGACCGAGGGACTGTATGACGGCACGGGACGGACAATCAGCGAGACCCACAGCGACGAGGACACGGGGCTTGACTTCATCCCGGTGTATGTCGTTATCAATGACGGACTGACCGGCGACATGACGGGCAAGAGCGACGTGGAGCGCCTCTGGGACAATCAGGACGACTATAACCGGCTGAAAAGCGACGACCGCGACGCGCTCAAATTCAATATGTTCCCGCAGCGGGTTTTCCGCGATGCGAATCAGGAAACGATGGACAGGGTGAAGATCGCGCCAGGCGCGATCATCGACGCACAGACAGACCCCAGCAGCGATCATCAGGTCGATGCGAAAATCCTTGAAGCGCAGTTTTCCTATAATGAACGCATCGAGAACGCGCTGAATCGGGACAAGAACGACATGTACAGTCTGCTGTCCGTGCCGAATGTATCCCTTGAACAACTCAAGGGCTTCGCGGCGTCCGGCAAGGCGATGAAAGCCCTGTATTGGGAGCTGACGACGAGGTGCGAGGAAAAGTGGAACGAGTGGGATGCGGCGCTTCGCTGGATGGTGCAGGCGCTGGTGAAGATGGCGGGCGCTTATGGAACGGACAGCCTGCCCGCGCTTGACTTTACCGTGAGCATCGACCATCGTTACCCCATCGCAGACGACGAGGACGCGGAACGGACGCTTGACCTGCAGGAGGTCAGCCAGCAGGCGCGCAGCCGGAAGTGCTATATACGCAAGTGGCATCCCAATGAAGACAGCGATTCCGAACTTGCGCAGATTGTCAGCGAGCAGAAAATGCTGGACGATGGGTTTGAACAGCGTGTGGAATCCGAACTTGAAATAAGCAACCAATTATGATATGATCTCTTCAGAAACCGTCCTGGAGGGATAGAGTATGGGATTTCGTTTTAGAAAGAGCGTCAAATTGGGCAAACATACGCGATTAAATTTGAGCAAGAGCGGGGTAGGCATTAGCACGGGCGTGAAAGGTTTTCGCGTCAGCGCAGGGACGAAGGGAATGAGAACGACGGCTTCTATTCCGGGAACGGGAATCAGCTATACACAGCAGCATTCAGCGGCAAAACCAAAGCATCGTGCGAAAAAGATGTCTGAAGGGGAAAAAGACCTTGAGGGCGTGATTGGGCTGGAAGTCTACGGTGAAAAAGTTTATGAGCGTCCTATCGGAAAACCGCCAAAACCGATGACTCGAAGAGAGTATAAAAAAGCCCAGAAGATCATCCAAAGACACAAGAAGGCTGAACGTAGAACAGCAAAGCGAGGTGGATGTCTGGGTGCGTGTTTAGCGGCGATTGGCGTTGCGGTTTTGATTGGCATTGTGGCAACCTGTAAATAAACGAATTAGAAACGCTCCAAACGGGGCGTTTTTTGATTGCCCGAAAAAACGCCCTGTAACGCCCGACGACACGCGGGGCTAAAATCCCACGCGGAAAGCCGCGGACGCGCTGAAAACGCGCGTTAAACGCGACAAACGCGCAAAAGGAAAGGAGCGAGCGGCAGCATGGCGCAGGGGATGACCTACAAGGACTTTGAAGCGCGCATGGCCGCCGCCCGCGCGGCGCATCTGAAGAACATCGACATCACCGGCAAGAAGATTCAGGGCATCTACACGCAGGCGGCGCGCGATTTGGCAAAGCGGGCGGAAATGACCAAGGCGGGGACGCTGACCGAGCGCTGGGTGACGGATTACCGGAAAGCCCTTGAAAAGCGTATCGAGCAGATGCGCGGCGAGCTGGGCAGCACGATCCTTTCCGGCATGCGTAAGTCGGCGGGGCTTCCGGGCGATACGGTGGAGGGGTGGCTGAACGACGCGCTGGCAATGATCGGCGTGGACGGGAGCTTTACCGGAACATTTTCTCACACGCCGGACGCGACGCTGCGGATGCTGATCGACGGGCGGATGTACCGCGACGGAAAAAGCCTGTCGCGCCGGATATGGAACCGCACCGACCAGCTGCAAGGCAGCATTGAAGATATCCTCACGCAGGGGATCGCCCAGCATCGCAGCGCGCTGCAAATCGCGCAGGACTTGGAGGCATATGTCAGCCCGAAAGCGAAAATGCCGGTCAGCTGGCTGACGCTTTACCCGGATATCCCCTTTGACCGGCAGATCGACTACAATGCGCAGCGGCTGGCGCGCACGGCGATTAACCACGCATACTGGGCGGCGAACATGGCGGCGGCGAAGGCAAACCCGTTTTGTCGCGCGATGCACTGGCAGCTCAGCCCCAGCCACTACGAGCGGCAGGTCGCCCGATTTGGAGAAGATATCTGCGATACATACGCCAGTCACGACGAAGGACTGGGGCGCGGAAACTTCCCGATTGACGACGTACCCATGCCGCACGCGCAGTGCCTTTGCGCGACGTGGCAGGTCGTGCCGGAGCTTTCGGACGTGGCGGATCGGCTCGGCGCGTGGGTGGACGGCGGCGAGGATGCGGAGCTGGATGCGGCGTTCGGCGAGTGGAAAGCGCAGCGCCCGGAAACCGTAAAGGCGCTGGATACCAAGATTCGAGAAGCGCCCGAACGCGGGAAGCTGAGGATGGGCAGCGTTGACAGGGCGACGCTCGAACGGAGATTTGGAAAGATCAAAACAGACGAAACCATTTTGACGGTGAATCGTGTTGAACATATTCAGGCGCGTCACCCTGACGTGTATCCGTATTTTGAAGAATATGGTTCAGAAATTGTACGCACTCCAGATGTTATTGTGGCAGACCCGAAGAACGAAAAAACGGTGCTGATGCTTGGAAAGAAGGGCGATGTGTGGTTGAACCTCGCGATCAGGCTGGCGACGGAAGATGACGAAGAACGCATCACAAAGAACTCCATCATCACCTGTATGCGGCTTCGGGAGCGGAACGCCCAGAAAGTGATTGAAAAAGCGGCAAATGAAGGAAGACTGCTTTACAAAAAGGAATAGCATTGATATAATATCCATAGGATGGTTTGCATCAGAAGTAGAAATTGTGCCGCTACGCGCCTCCTTGGAGGTTACAAAATGAAGTGCGGGACGCTGGCACACCCGCCTGATGCAACGATGAGGGGATGGGCGAAAGCCCGCCCCTTTCCTTTTATATCAAATATTCTGAGCGCACCCGCAAGGGCGCGCTTTTTACATACCAAAAATTTTAACAGGAGGACGAGAAAAATGTTTAACCCCTTTCGCATGTTTTGTTTTGCCCCTGACGGTGTGCCGGATGGCGCGCCTGCTGCCGATGTTGAAAATGAGCAAGAGCAGCATGATGACCAGCAGCTTGAAACGACCGAGCAGACCGGGGACGCTGCGGCGAAAGCAGCGCAGACGGCTGCACCCGCTGGCAAGGAGCAGCCTGTCCCGAAGGATGAACCCAAGAAGGACGATAAGGACAACAAGGCGGACGACCTCGCGGCGCGCGTTGTGACAGCGAACGCGCGCGCGATGCAGGCGGAATTGCGAACGGCTGCG